CCGAAGTCATTGAGGCGGCTGCCCATTACGTGAGGAGCTGACATGGCCACACAGAAGCCCGCAGCGCAGCAGCCGGGGCCGGAGGCGGAAGAGCCGGGTGCGCCGCTGGGCAGCGCGGGCGCGTCCAGTAACCCGCTGGTGCACCAGCTGCTCGCCGAGCGGATCATCGCGGCCAGTGACGGCGTGGACGACAAGGACGCCGTGAAGGCCATCGACGCCAGGCTGGCGGACCTCGGCGTCAGCGTCAGCCAGTAAAGACCGGCGGCCCGGGTTCCCCGAGGTTCCCGGGCCGCCGCCCAACCTCGGGAGAAGGAAACATGGACGTCGTCTATGCCACGTACACCGCGCAGGTGGTCACCCCCGATGAGGGGCGCCACATGGTCCACGGCGGCCAGCACTGGGCCGCTAGTGACCCGGTGGTCGAGGCCGCGCCCGCAGGGCTGTTCTCGCCGGATCCCCGCTACGGGGTGTCGTACAGCGTGCCGCCGCCGGAGCTGGCCGACCCGCCGGTTGAGCAGGCGACCGCGGCGCCGGGCGAGAAGCGGAACACGCGCCGTGGCTGACCGCATCGTGGGGTACCGCGTCAGCGGCGTTCTCTACCATCCTGCTGACGTCGGGATCCTGATCGAGTCCGAATCGGGCGGCGCTCGCGTGGTGCCAGCACCTGACGAGATCGTCCGCGACAGCCGTGAGCACCCGGCCTGCCTGCTGCCCGGGACTATCGTCTTCTGCCCTGGGCCTGAAATCGCCGAGGTCCCGGCGTGACCGCCCCGGAGGACCGCGCGACCGCGGTCACCGTCGCGTACGTCCACGACGGCAAGAACCTCGCCCACAGCTGGCATCACTCGATGGTGCAGCTGATCGGGTGGGACCTGGCGAATGAGGCCAGGATCCTGCGCGGCGGCTACATCGCGATGAAGCACGGCACTGACGGCCTGGCCGATGCCCGCAACAAGGCCGTGCGGCTGTTCCTGGCCGAGCGTGAGGCGGACTGGCTGTTCTGGACCGACACCGACATGGGCTTCGCGGCGGACACGGTGGACCGCCTGCTGGCGGCGGCTGATCCCGTGGAGCGGCCGGTAGTCGGGGGCCTGGCGTTCACCTGGCGGGAGGACAGCCAGGACGGCATGGGCGGCTGGCGGACCTCCCCGGCGCCCACCATCTTTGACTGGCGCGTGCTGGACGACGGGCAGATGGGCTTCGTGGTCCGGTTCAACTACCCGCCGGACACGGTGACCGCCTGCGCGGGGACTGGCGCGGCGTGCGTGCTCATCCACCGGTCGGTGTTCGAGAAGGTCGCCGCCGCCTACGGCGAGCACTGGTATGACCGGATCCCGAACACGACGACCGGGCAGCTCGTCAGCGAGGACCTGTCGCTGTGCCTGCGCGCGGGGGCGCTGAAGATCCCGGTCCACGTGCACACCGGGGTGCCAACGACCCACCAGAAGATGATCTGGGTCAGCGAGGATGACTACATGGCCGCGCGGGTGCTGGCCGCGCTGCCGCCGCCGGTGCCGCCGGCGACTGAGGCGACGGCGGTGATCGTCCCGGTGCTGGGCAGGCCGGGTAACGCGGCACCGTTCATGGCATCGCTGGCCGCGCCGGGCGCCCCGCTGGCTCATGTGTACGCGGTCGCCGATGAGGCCGATGCGGAGACCATCGCGGCGTGGAAGGAAGCCGGGGCCAAGGTCATCGCCATAGACCGGGCCGACGGGTCAGGGGCGCCGGGGACGTTCGCCGAGAAAGTCAACGCCGGCTACAGGATGACCGCTGAGCCGTGGCTGCTCCTGGTAGGCGATGACGTGCGGTTCCACCCCGGGTGGCTGGACCAGGCGCAGCACGCGGCCCGGGACGGCGCTGACGTGGTCGGCACGAACGACATGCACAACCCGAGGTGCGCCGCTGGCGAGTGGTCGCCGCACCCGCTCATCCGCCGCGCCTACATTGACGAGGCGGGCGCGTCGTGGGACGGCCCGAAGGTCGTGGCCCATGAGGGCTACCGGCACAACTTCCCCGATGACGAGATCGCGGCGGCGGCGGCGCAGCGCGGCGCGTGGGTGATGGCCCCGCACGCGAAGGTGGAGGCGCTGCACCCGCTGTGGGGCAATGCCGCTGACGACGCGACGTACGCGCTCGGGCGGAAGCACTTCGAGCAGGACAAGGCCCTGTTTGAGGCAAGGCTTGTCAAGTATGGCAAATGTCTTTGACCTGCTAGAATGGCTAGAATCGAACGCCCCGGCGAGTGCAGCAACACCCCCGGGGCCTGGCCGACTGCTAAGGAGTCGACGTGGCCATCATCGAATGCGCCTGCCCGTGTGGCAAGGGGTTCACGGCTAAGTCATCGGATGTCGCCCGAGGCGGAGGCAAGTACTGCTCCCCTGCCTGTTACTACCGGTTCGTCAGGGACGCGGCGCGTTCGGACTGGAAGGGCGACGAGGTCAGCTATGCAGGACTCCACCAGTGGGTTCGTCGCCTCAAGGGGGCACCCGCCTGCTGTGAGTTCTGCGGTGCAACCGAGAGCCTGGAATGGGCCAACATATCGGGTGAGTACCTGCGCGAGCCCGCCGATTGGATGTCGCTTTGCGTGCCATGCCATCGGCGTTACGACAGGGACAAGCGCTTGACCTGTCAGCGAGGGCATCCCTGGACGCCTGAGAACACCAGGGTTAAAGCGTCAGGCTGGCGGAGTTGCCGCACCTGCGCGAGAGAGGCAAGGCGCAGGCGTTACCAGCGGGGCAGGGAGAATGGCCGTGCACCAAGAAGCCTATGAGTGGGTAGCAAAGTACGCCACGGATGACGCGATTAGCGTCCTTGACATCGGCGGCCGCTCGATCAACGGCTCCGTGCGCCCGCTGTTCCCCGCCGCCACCCGCTACACGGTCCTGGACGCGCTGCCCGGCGAGCGGGTCACTGACGTTGACATCATCGCCGACGCCGCCACCTGGAATCCGTCCGGCCAGTGGTGGGACGTGGTGGTCTGCGCGGAGGTGCTGGAGCACGCCGCCTCCTGGCGGGCGATCCTGCGCACCGCGTACGCGGCGTGCGCGCCGGCCGGCCGGCTTATCGTCACCACCGCCGCGCCTGGCCGGCCGCCGCACTCGGCGGTGGACGGGGAGCTCCGGCTGCTGCCCGGCGAGCATTACGCGAACATCCGCCCGGCCGAGCTGGAGCGGGCGCTGACGGCGGCGGGGTGGGCCGAGGTGGTGACGGACGTGCGGGAGTTCCCTGCCGACGTGCGCGCGACGGCGGTGAAGGCCGCCAGGGACGCAGGGCCGGGCGGTGAGGCGTGACCTGGAGCGTCCTGCAGTCCGCCGGTAACAACTTTTTTGGCACCAGCGTCACGGCCACGTTCGGGAGTAACGCCGGGAGCGGCAACAAGATCATCGCCGCCGTCGGCAGCGACTGGTCCGACGCCCCGACGTCCGTCAAGGACGCGGCGGGCAACGCCTGGACCCAGCTGGGGTCGGCCACCTCCACGACGAACGGCTCCATCTGGCTGTACGGCCTGGACGTCCCGGCCGGCGACGTGGGCATCGCGGTGGCGCTCACGGCCCTGTTCCCCAGCTCCAACGGGCAGTCGGTCGTCGTCGCCGAGGTGTCCGGCTTGCTGGCCGGGAACACCGCGGCGATGCTGGACGGCTCCCCGGCGACGCTGACCGGCACGGCGACGACGACCGGCTCCCCGTCGTACTCCTCCGCCGCGTCCGGTGAGTTCCTGGCCTGCGGCTACGCGGACAAGGGCGGCGCCGTCACGGTCACGGCGGCGTCCGGGATGACCCGCGCCTCCGGTTCCCAGGCCAACTTCAGCGACGCATCGCTCGAGTACGGCAACAGCACGGGCGGCTCGGAGTCCACGGGCTTCGGGGGCGCGTACAGCGGCGGCTGGACCGTGCTCACGGTGGCGTTCAAGCTCGCCGCCGGCGCGGCATCGGTAACGCCCGCCCCGGTAGTGGTCCCGCAGGCGGCGGTCATGCAGGCAGCCAACTGGTAACAAGCGAAAGAGGCAGAGATGGCCAAGGCCGGTTACAGCATTACTACGGGCGTTGCGGGAACAGCCGGGACGGCCCTGTCCGCCGGCGTCGCGAAGTCGGTCCTGACGGTTATCGCCCCGGCGACGTTCGGCATCGACCTGACGAAGATGCGGCTCGGCTTCGACGGCGTGACGGCGTCTGCCGTGCCGGTAGCGGTGGAGATGTGCGATAACACGCTGGCGACCAACAGCACTCCGGGGACGGCCAACACCAACGGCAACACGAGCATCAACCAGGTGTACGGCCGGACGATCGTGGCCGGGTTCACCGGGTTCTACAACTCGACGTCGGAGCCGACTGTCCTGACGTCGTACGACCGGTGGACGCTCACCCCGAACGGGGGCTTGGTGATCTATGACTGGCCGCTGGGGTCCACGCACGACACTCCGGTGTCGGCGGGCATCACGCTGCGCTGCAACGCGCCGGCCGCAGTGAACTGCACGGCGACTTTCTGGATGGAAAGGTGCTAGGTGAAGCCCGAGCAGCTTGAGTACGCGGCGCCGGGTCCGGGTCAGTGCATCCTGCACAACATCGGCGGTGAGCTGCTCGTGGAGCGCGCCGACGCGGTCGTGGCGATCCCCGAGGCGCTAGTGGCGCAGGTCCGGGCCGGGACGGCCCCGGCGGGCCTGAGCCTGGACGGGCCGGTGCTGGTCATCGACGGCAGCAACCAGCGGGTGTCCTACCGGCTGGGGCGATGCCCGCAGCCTGGTTACCTGCTGGGAACGCTGGCCTGAGCTTAGGAGGCGCCGTGGCCGTTCACGGGCGCGCCCACCCGGCCCCGGCGGTCATCTCCCGGGGCAGCCTCGCCGATGCCCCTGTCCTGACCACGCCCGCGCCCGTCATCCGGCAGGCGGCGGCGACCCCGCGATTCGGGCAGCCTAACCAGGTCCAGTTCTCCCGCGCGTCGCTGCAGGACCTCGCGACCCCGGTTACCGCGGCGCCGGTGATCCGGCAGGCCGCCGCGACCCCGGGGTTCGGGGCGCCGAACGCGGCGCTGGCGTCCCGGGGCTCGCTAGCCGACGCCCCGGTCCTGGTCACCCCGGCTCCGGTGGTGGTCCCGGCGGCGGCGACGCCGCGGTGGGGTGCCCCCGGGGCACCGGTCCTGTCCGCCGCGCCGGCCATCGCGGTGATCGTCACGCAGGCGTCGCCGTCGCCGCTGGTCACCTGGCAGCAGCCGCCGCCAGTGCCCCCGGCGCAGGCGCTGACGTCGCGGTCATCGCTAGCAGACGCGCCAGCCCTGACCACGCCGCGGCCCGTCGTCGTGATGGCGACGGCGGTCACGGCGCAAGGGCGCCCGCAGGCCGCGGTCATCTCCGCCAGCCCGGCGCCTGCCGTCGCCTCCGTGGCGGTCGCCCCGCAGCCGGTCATCGTCGCGGCGCCGGTGAAGCTGGCCGCGGCGCAGCCGCCGGTGATCCTGCGGGCCACGCTCGCCGACCCGCCCGTCCTGGTCACCCCGGCTCCGCTGGTGGTGGCGCGGCCCGTGTGGTGGCCGCCGGTGTTCCCGGTGATCACCTCGGCGCCGTTCATCGCGCCGCCGCCGCCGGTGACGTTCGGCCGGTCGGCGGCCACGGGGCGCACCGTGACCTCAGCCGTGCCGGGCACGGGCACGGGCGTGATCGCAGTACCGGGAGGACAGCCATGATCGACCTCGGGCAGGTCTACGAGGCCACCCTGACCATCGCGGGCCAGGCGAGCCCGCCCGCGATGGTCACGCTGACGATCACGCTGCCCGACCAGACCACCGTCACCCCCGTAGTCGGCGCCGGCGCGGCGTCCGGCGCCGACTGGGTGCTCACCGTCGACTACCCGACGGTGCAGGCCGGGCTGCACAAGGCCGCGTGGGTGACGACCGGCCCGGGGACCGCCGTCGTCGACTACTTCCCCGTCCGGCAGTTCATCAGCATCATCTCCATCGCTGAGGCGAAGGAGCACCTGAACAAGTCGCCGGGCGTGAAGCCGGCTGACGCGGAGCTGCGCCGGTTCATGATGGCCGCCACCGAGCTCATCGAGTCCAAGGCGGGGACCTGCGTCATCCGCCAGATCGCCGGCGAGTTCATCCCCGGTGACTTCCGCCGCATGATCCGCCTGCCCTCGGCGCCCGTGCCGTCGGCCGCCTCGGTCACCTCCATCGCCAGCCTGCGGGCGGGCGGCCCCTCGTGGGCGACGGCGGACCTGATCGTGAACCCGCGCGCCGGGACGTGCCAGGCGGCGGACCGCCGCGGGTTCTGGGGCGGCCCGTGGCAGTGGTCCGGCACCGCCGGGCGGGCGGTGATCCCCGAGCGGCTGGAGCACGCGGAGAAGGAGCAGCTGCGGCACCTGTGGGAGACGCAGCGGGGCGCGCAGCCGCGGGCGCCGCTGGCTGGCGACGAGGCGTTCACCACGTCCGCCGGGTGGACGTTCAGCGTGCCGCGCCGGGTGCTGGAGCTGCTCGAGGCGGACATCATCCCGGTGGTCTGCGCGTGAGCGGCCGCCTGACCGTCGTCATCACGTGGATGGACGGAAAGCAAGAAATCTACTCCTGCGCGAGCGCCCAGGAGATCAACGGCGTGCTCTACCTGAGGGCGCACCTGTCGGGCATCACCGCGACCGTGACAGCGCCGGACAGGCAGTTCCCCATCGCGAACATCCGCACGTGGACGACGGAGGGCCAGTGAGCTGGGCGTCGTCCGCGCCGCTGGCGATGAAGGCCATGGCGGCGCTGTTCACCGCCTGGCCCGCCCTGGCCGGGGTGAAGGTCAAGGACATGGGGGACCTGTCCGACTCCGACGCCATGGCCGTGCTGACGGTCGGCTACCTCAACCCGGACGAGGACAGCCACGCCGACGCTAACAACGCCAGCGCGGACCTGTCCGGCGGCGTGGACCGCGAGGCGATCACGGTCCGCTGCGGCCTCGCGGTGCTGACGGGCGATGAGGGCGACGCGGCGGCCGCGCGGGACGCGGCGTTCGCGATCCTCGCCGCCGCCGGCGCGTGCCTGGTCGCCAACCAGACGCTGTCCCGTACGGCGATGAGCGCGCGGGTCTCCGGGTGGTCGCTGCGCACGGACCAGGTAGGCGTCGGCTACCGGGCGCAGGTCGACTTCACCGTGTCGGTGGACGCCTTCACTCAGCGATAGGAGAGCGGCGATGTCGCCAGTTACCTCGGAGTGGTTCGCCAAGCGGCTCGCCGAGGCGGGCGTGATCTCGGCGGAGGAGCTGAACGAGATATCGCGGATCGTCATCGACTGCACGGTCGGCAACGCGGTGCAGGTCTACGTCCAGCGGTTCGGCCAGGCGGACGCGCTGGAGAAAGCTCGCGCCCATGCTCGGCGGGAAGCTGCGCGACGGCAGGGAGACGGCAGAGGCCGGGATCCTGGCGCGCCCGGCGGCAAGTAGCGACTAGCGAAGGGAGCCGCGATGGCGGCCGTACTGACTACCCAGGTCTTCCCGCATAACGGGGCGGCGATCACCTACACGACCTCCGGTGCCGGGGGCCTGGCCACGTCGGGGAACACCACGCCGTGCGGGCAGGATCTCGCATTGCTGGTCAAGAACGGCTCCGGCGGCACGCTGACGGTGACCTTCACGATCCCGGCCGGGATCACCGTGGACGGCCTGCCGCTGGTGTCCACGTACGCGCCGACGATCACCACGGGCGGTGACGCCGTCTACCCGCTGCCGCCGGCCAGGTACCAGGACCCGACTACCGGCCTGGCGACCTTCGCCCTGTCGTCGGTCACGACGGTCAGCGTGGCGACCATCTCGACGAGCACCTGAGGCGGCGGTCATGGAGCCAGGGTTCACGCAGATCATCAATCCCCTCCTGGGCCCGTCGTCGGTGTCGGTGGTGGCGGAGTCGTCGCTGCCCCAGTGGTACCGGGCCGGGTGGCGGCTGCTGGCCGACGGCGACATCCCGCCCGCGCAGCCGGAGCAGGAGCAGGAGCCAGAGCCGATGACCCTCGCCGAGGCCGGCGAGACCGCGAAGGAGATGTGACATGGCCCCCACGCCGCTGACCGCCACGACCCGGTACACCCCGCCGGGGAACCGGAAGTACTACTGGATCACCGCCGCCGTCGCCTACGCCACCCCGACCCGGGCGGAGATCAACGCGGGCATTGACCTGACCGCCGAGGTCGAGTCGGTCAACGGGTTCACCCTGACGGGCAACAGCGCGGACACCCCGGACCTGGCGACCGGGTTCGTGGGGCAGGTCCCGGCGCGGGTCACCGCCGCCGACAGCGAGATCGTGTTCTGGGCGTCCTCGACGTCGGCGGACGCCCGCACCGTGTTCACGCGCGGTACCGCCGGGTTCGTGATCATCCTGCCGGAGGGCGATATCCCGACGCAGAAGATGGAGATCTGGCCGGCGAAGGTCAAGTCGATGTTCGTCGACCCCAGCATCGAGGACCCGGCGAAGGTCCACGTGCAGTTCAGCATCACGAAGATCCCCGCGCAGAACTCCACTATTCCGGCGTGATGGGCACCTACCTGACGCGCGAGGCGATCCTCGCGGCGACGTCGCTGCCGACCGAGGAAGTACCCGTGCCCGAGTGGGGCGGCACGGTGGTGGTGCGCGGCCTGGACGGGGAGGGCCGCGACGAGTTCGAGGCGTCCACCGTGACCGTGCGCGGCAACGTGGGCGTGCGGGACACCGCCAACATCCGCGCCAAGCTCGCCGCCCGCTGCATCATCGACCATGACACCGGCGAGCCGGCGTTCACCCAGCAGGACGTCTGGGCCTTGGGCCGGTTGTCCGGGGTGGCGCTGAACCGGGTGTGGGAGGTCGCCGCCCGGCTGTCCGGGATAGGGCAGGAGGACATGGAGGAGCTGGAGGGAAAATCCTCGCCTCCCCCTGGCGAAGGTTCACCTACGAGCTAGCCCGCGAGCTGGGGATGACCCGCGCCCGGCTATTGCGCGAGGCGTCCAGCCTGGAGCTGGCCGAGTGGGAGGCCCTGCACCGGGTCGAGGCCCGGGAGCGCGGCGGGAGCGAGCGGAGGCGGTGACGTCGCCTCGGTGAAGTCGGCCACGCCCCGGGCGAGCCAGTCCGCGAGGCCGGGGAGCGCGAAGTCGGCGGCGATCTGGTCGTCGACCTCGAAGCTACAGTTCCAGCCGCACGGGCACTTCATGACCCGACTCTAGGAGGCCGGTGACATGGCCAGGGTGACCGGCGGCGGCCCGGAGGAGATGAAGCGGCTCGCCGCGCGGCTGAAGACGGCGGACGCGGAGCTGCGGAAGAACCTGCGCAAGGCGCTCACTGAAGCCGCCGGGCCTGTTGTCGGCGCGGTGCACGAGGCCATCCAGGCATCCCCGTCTAAGCATGACGGGACGCTGCGCGGCGAGGCCGCCGCGACGGTCAGCTCATCCGTCAGCATCACCGGCAGCGGGGTAACCCTGGCGATCGTCTCGCGCGGCTCGCTGATGCCGGAGGGGAAGGGAAACCTGCCCGCCTACCTGAATGACGACAGGCGGTGGAAGCACCCGGTGTTCGGCCGCCCGCTGGCTGAGATCGAGGCGCAGGTTACCGGGAGGGGCCATGGCCGCGGCTGGACGTGGGTGAAGCAGTCCTCCCGCGCTACTGGCTGGTTCGACCGCACGATCGCCAGCCGCGCCCCGGACCTGCGCCGCGCGGTGGAGTCCGCCATGGACGAGACCGCCCGGAAGCTGGAGGGCTAGTAAATCAAGGCGGACCCGGGCGGTGTGCAATCACCGTGATCCCGGGTCCTTGACCGCGAAAGGACCGCGACCCATGACCAATACTGTCAGCAAGCGCTGCAACAAGTGCGGCCAGGACAAGCCGCTCAGCGAATTCCAGCGGCTCACCAGCGCGCCAGACGGCCACCAGTACACCTGTAAGGCATGCCGCGCTGATCAAGCGAAAGGGACCCGCCCGGCGGCACGCCTGAGCCAGCAGAGATACCGGGAGAAGAACCGGGAAACACTTCGCGCTAGGGGCCGCGAGTACGCGGCCGATCCTGAAGTCCGTGTACGTAAGCGGCAGGACTACCAGGAGAACCGCGACGAGCGCACAGAGCGGATGCGGCGGCGCTACCAGGAGAACCGCGAGGCGCGCCTAGAACAGAGCCGGCAGTATTACCAGGAAAACCTGGATGCCGTGCGCAGGGGCGTACGCAACCGCGCCGACAAGCTGAGGGCGCAGGTCTTCGGTCATTACGGCACGTCTTGTGCCTGTTGCGGGCGCACGGATGATCTGTCCATCGACCATATTGGCGGGAACGGGCATGAGCACCGCCAGGAGATTTTCGGCCGCCAGGGCGGCGGGGTCGAGTTCTATCACTGGCTAATTCAACATGGATTCCCAGAGGGCTATCAGACGCTCTGCCGTCCGTGCAACCAGAGCAAGTTCACCGGCGACCGGTGCCGCCTGCAGCATTAACCCGGAAAGGACGGTGATGACTTCATGGCCACGACCATGAGGTTTTTAACATCACCGGCGACGATCAGGGGTCGGCTTCCTTCGCCCGGTTCGCCCGCTCGGTTGAGGGCGCGAACGTGGCCGTTGACCGCAACAGCGCGGCGCTGAAGACCCAGGCCAGGACGGCGCAGGTGGCCGCCGGGGCCACGCTCAGCATGGTCAAGGCCGACGACCTGCTCGCCGACGCCGAGCGGGTCCTGTCCGGTGAGGCGGAGAAGACGGCCCGGCAGCTGCGCCAGCAGGGCCGCGCCGCCGAGGAAGCCGCCGCCAAGAACAAGCTCGCCGCCGACGCCGCCAAGGGCGGCGCCGGCGGCTTCGCCGCGCTGCAGACCCCGATGGCCGGCGCCATCGCCGCCGGGGTCGCGCTCGCCCCGGTAGCGGTCACGCTCGCCGCCGGGCTGGGCGGCCTGGGCCTGGCCGCGTACGGCACCGTCCGCCCGATCCTCGCCGCGTCGCAGGCAACCGGCGGCCTGAAGGCGAACCTGTCCACGCTGTCGCCGGTGCAGCAGCAGATGGGCCGCGAGCTGCTCGGCCTGGAGGGCACCGCGTCGGCGTTCTCCAAGTCGCTGCAGCCCGAGGTGGTCAAGCTGTGGGGTGACGGCATCGGCCTCGCCTCCGGCGCCCTGCGGGAGCTGCAGCCCGTCGCGAAGGCCACCGGCGACGCGCTGCACGGCGTCCTGGTCCAGGGCGGATCCCAGCTGTCAGGTGAGTGGAAGTCGTTCTTCCAGTTCATGGCGGCCCAGGCCGGGCCAGACCTGCAGCTGGTCGGGCAGCTGCTCATTGACCTGGCGAAAGACGTCCCGCCGCTGCTGATGCAGCTGCAGCCGCTGGCCCGGCTGATCCTCGTAGTCGCCGACGTGGCGCTGAAGGCCGTGGGCGGGCTGGAGCGGATGCACCTGGTGCTGCCGCTGCTCGGCGCGGCCATCGGGTTCGTCGTCGGCGGGCCGCTCGGCGCGCTGGCCGGGGCGTTCGCCGGGCTGGCGATCCAGGAGTTCGCCGCCGCGGAGGCCACTAAGCAGGTTGCCGTCCAGTTCGAGGCGGTCGCGAAGGTGAAGATCCCGTCGGCGTCGGCGGCGGCCGTCGACTGGACCGCCGTGGCGGCAAGCCTGAAGACGACCGCCGTGAGCACCACGGACGTGAAGAACGCGATGATCGACGCGCATCCGGCCGTGGGCACGATCCGCGGTGACCTGGACCTGCTCGGCACCTCCACGACGACGGCCACGGTCGCGTTGCAGGCGTACTCGGACCTGTGGAACCAGTTCGTCGGTAAGGCCGTGAGCGACCAGCAGGCCGTCCTGAACGTGACGCAGGCGTTCGAGTCCTTCAACTCCACCGTGAAGGCCAGCGGCCGGGGCGCCACGGTCACCCAGCAGGCGTTCCTGTCGATCTTCTCCGCGATCGGCACGGGCCTCGACACATTGCACAAGAACAACGCGAGCGTCGACCAGCTGAACAGCTTCTACCAGACCAATATCGCCCGGCTGAACGCCCTGCACGGGCTGACGCCTACGCAGCGGTCCGACGTGCAGGGGCTGACCAGGGACTACCAGGCGTGGGCCGACAAGATGAACGGCCTGTCCGGCAACACGGTGAAGGCGGCCGGGGTGCTGCGGGACAACTTCCTGTCGGCGATGAGCCTGACTCACCAGCTGGTGCCGGTCGCGAAGGCCGACGCTGACGCGTTCGCGGCGGCGGTGTACAAGACCGGCACGAACAGCCGCGCGACTGCCTCGGACCGCCAGCGGCTGATCAATGACCTTATCCACTCGGGGCTGTCGGCCGCGCAGGCGAAGGCGGACGTGGTGCGGTTCCAGCAGCAGGTCGACGCCCTGCACGGCAAGTCGGTCAACGCGGAGCTGACCATTGGCGGTGACGGCACGGTCAAGATCGTCGGCACTGGCCTGGCCACGCGGACGATCACCGCTAGCGGCCAGGTTCGCGCGGTCGGGGGCCACACCATCGCGAAGGGCTGGCTGCTCAGCGGCGGTGTCCCCGGAGTGGACTCCATTCCACTGCTGGGCATGGCCGGTGAACTGGTCGTGCCCAAGCCCATTGTCGATGCTGGCGAAGTGGACCACCTGCGTGGCAGGATTCCCGGGTTCGCGGCCGGCGGCATTGTCGGTCAGGTGACCGCCGGGCAGAAGACGATGAGTATCGCCGAAGCGCAGTGGGGGCAGCTGGCGGTGTCCGCGTTCGCGGAGGCGGCGCTGCAGGCAGCCGCTAAGACCGCAGCGGCGGCAGCGGCGGGCGGCGGGACGTTCCTCGGTGCGGGAAGCGCGAACTACGCCGCTGACATCACGACGGTGCTGAACTCGCTGGGCTTGCCACTGTCCCTGACCGGCAACTGGATGTCACAGATCGCCACGGAATCAGGCGGCAATTTGCGGGCCGTGAACCTCACCGATTCGAACGCCCAAGCGGGTCATCCCTCTGTCGGATTGCTTCAGCTGATTCCCGCGACTTTCGCTAACTTCGCTGGTCCCTATCGGAACACGCCGCCACTGGTGAACTTCGGCGGCGGCTTTGTTTCCGAGGACCCGATGGCGCAGATCTACGCCGGAATCCATTACGCCCTCGCGCGCTACGGCACGAACATGGGCGCTGTCATCGGCCACGGCCACGGTTACGACAACGGCGGCATCCTTAAGCCGGGCATCACCCTGGCGGTGAACGGCACCGGCCGCGACGAGTACGTCACCCGCACCCCGCCCGGCGGCGGGAACACCTACAACATCACGGTGACGGCGCCCGCGGGCACGCACCCGGCGCAGCTCGGCAGGGAAGTCGTCAAGGTGATCGCTGAGTACGAGCGGGTCAACGGCGCGGGCTGGCGGTCATGATGCCGGAAGAGGCTGAGGATTTCTCCTGGTACGACTGCGGCCCGCATGGCGTCCCGGAGCTGTTCTCCGCCGCGATGGACCCGTCGCCCGCCAGCCAGGTCAAATGCTGCTGGGACTACATCATGCGCGTATACGGCAGGCGTGAGTGACCGCGCCGGACGGCATGGCGCAGCTGATCGTGGAGGCCGGGTTCGCGCCTGCCGCCCCGGGCCTGTCATCCGGCGTCCTGATCCTCGACGACCCGGTCGCCGGGCACCTGGACACGGGCACGCTGGCCGACGCCGACACGTGGACCGACATCTCCGCCCCGCTGGCGCAGTCGCTGACGATCACCCGGTCCTCAACCCGCGAGCAGGGGCCGGTCATCACCTACGAGGGCGGCACCGCCACGGCCGTCCTCGACAACAGTGACGCCCGGTTCACGCCGGAGAACCTGGCCGGCCCGTACGTGGCGGCCGGGATCACCCAGGTGCGGCCCATGATCCCGGTGCGCGCCCGCGCGACGTGGGCCGGGGTCACCTACCCGCTGTTCCGCGGGTTCGCCCAGTCGTGGGACCCCGGCGAGGACCAGGGGCCGGACTACGCGACCGTGACGCTGAACGCCGCTGACGGGTTCCTCGTCCTGGCGGGCACCACCCTGCCAGCGGCGGGCGCCGTGGGCGCGGGCGAGCTGTCCGGCGCCCGCGTCCAGCGGATCCTCGCCGCCGCCGGGTGGTACGCCGCGGCCCGCGGCATGAGCGTGGTCTCAGCCGGGAACTCGGCGATGCAGGCCACCACGCTGGGCGCGCCCGCGCTGGACCTGCTGCAGCTGACCGCGGCCAGCGAGATCGGCGCCGTGTACGTGGACGAGACGGGGTCGCTCACCTTCCGCGGCCGCCACGACGTGCTGACCGATCCCCGCAGCAGCACGGTGCAGGCGGTGTTCGGCGACCGGCCCGGCACGGTGCAGGCCGCTGGCACCGAGATGTACTACTCGGCGGTGAGCGTGCCGCCCGCTGACCTGACGATCGCCAACGACATCCAGGCCACCAGGGCCGGCGGGACGCTGCAGGAGGTCACCGACGCGGCGTCGGTGACGAGGTACCTGTTCAGGCGGACCTACTCGCGCTCGGACCTGATCCTGACCAGTGACGCGGAGGCGCTGAGCTGGGCGCAGTACGTCGCCTGGATCGCCGCGGCGGGCAACCCGGAGTTCGACTCGGTCACGCTCATCCCGTCGGCCGACCCGGTCAGCCTGTGGCCGCTGGCGCTCGGGCTGCGGACCGGCGACCGGATCCAGGTGTGGCGGCGCCTGCCCGGCATGGCGTCGCCGATCACGAGGGACTGCCTGATCCGCGGTATCACCCACGTGATCGGCGCCGGGACGTGGGAGACGACGTTCGCCTTGCAGGACGCGTCCCGGTACTCGTTCCTGACCCTTGACAGCCCGGCGCTCGGCCAGCTGGACATGAACGCGCTCGCGTTCTAGCGCGCGCCGGCCTCAAGCTCCATCCCCTCTACGTACCGGGAGCCGCATGCAGCCCGACATCCGCCCGCACACCCCGCAGGAGATAAGGCGGTGGGCGCACGAGCGCCGCCCGCACGAGCGCGAGGCACTCCCCGCGGCGGGTGAGCGGCTGCTGTTCCGTGAGCGGAACTTCGGGCCGGCCGTCCCCGCCGTCGTCGTCGCCGTGCAGGACCTTGAAACACCGGCTGACCACTGGAACCAGCACGGCGGCCTGCTGGCCGAGCGCGGCCCCGGGATGCCGGACCCGGCCGTCTGGGCCCAGGAATACCAGCGCGACGCCGCCGGCAACCTCGTCTGCGACGCGGACGGCGACCCGGTCCCCACCGGCCGGTTTTTCCTGCACGATGACCCGTGGCCGTGGGTGCACGTGCAGGTCATCACCGGCACCGGCGAGGACGGCGAGCCGATCCTGGCGCCGCCGCGCTGGTGCAAGGAGGCCCGGGTGCGCGGCTCCGCCGGGTGGCTGCGCGAGGGATCCCGCGCCCACGCCGGGAACTACAGGGAGGGCTGATGGCCGTACCCGTGCTGTCGGTCGGGGACGTCCTGACCGCCAGCTTCTGCAACACCTGGTTCACGCCGGACGCCGTCTACAAGACGGCCGACCAGACGGTGACCAGCTCCACGACGCTGGTCAACGACAGCGAGCTGTTCCTCGCCGGGCTGTCCGCCTCCGCCGAGTACAAGATGGAGGCCTGGATTTCCTTCCTGGCGAACTCCGCCGTTGACATCAAGTGGGGCTGGTCGGTGCCCGCCGGCGCGTCGATGGCCTACAGCGCCTTGCACAACGAGGGCGGCGGTACCGGGTTCGGGGCCAGCGCCGACGTCAAGGCCGAGACGGACGTGCCGATGGCCGCCGGCGGGAGCCCGACGCCCACCGCCATCGTGATGAAGGGCAAGCTCACCACGGCCGGGAGCTCCGGCACCCTGCAGTTCAAGTGGGCGCAGAACACGTCCAACGCGTCCGCGACCCACGTCCGCGTCCGGTGCTACATCACCCTGGACCGGATCGGCTGACCGTTCCCCGCTGACCTTGTGACAACCGGAAGAGAGGGGCACGGTGGGATGGCTCAGGACGGCGTGGCTGGAGGCGCTGGTCGCCGTGACGGCGGCCGGGATAGCGTGGGTGGAGCTCATCGTGTGGGCGGTCACCGCACGGCACCCGGACCCGGCGCTGACCGCGGTGGCGGGGTCGCTGCTGCTGGCGGCGGCGGCGAAGGCCGGGTGGCGCATTATCTCAGCTGGGGAATCGTCATCCTCGCCGCAGTCACCCTCGCCGCCCTCCTCGCCGCCATTGCCGCCATTGCCGGGGGCGGCTGACGGTGGCGGCTGACGGCGGGCAGCGGATGACGCGGGGGGCGCGGCACGCGGTCCTGGTGCTGGCTGCGGCGCTGGTGCTCATGATGGCGGCGTCGCCGACGTTCACGGTGGTGTACGCCAACTCGACTGCCGCCCGGCAGGACGCGCAGTCCCGCGCGCAGGACGCGACGATCGCCCGGCTGAACGCCGCCATCGCGCAGCAGCGGCGGCAGCAGCTGACCTCGTGCAACGCCGCCGCCGACCTGGGCACCGCGGTACTGCCCGCCCGGCCGGGGCCAAGCCGGTTCGCGGTCAAGATCGTCACTGATAACCGCGCCCAGTGGTACGGGCTGGGCTGCGGGCGCCCCGGGTCGCTGCCGGTGCCGCCGGGGCTGGCGGCCGCCGCGGCGCGCTACGGCATCCCGGTCAACGGGCTGACCGCTAAAAAATTAGCGCTAAAGAATTAGCGACCAAGAGAAAGGCGCAGGTCATGGCATACGACGAGATCCTTGAGGCCGTGGTGCGCGACGAGCTGCAAGACCTCGGCCTCGATGAGGACAGCATCGCGGAGTCCCTCTCGGCGATGCGGGACGCTGGCGGCTTCGACGTGGAGTGGACGCCGTGAACCGCCTGCTGTCGCCGGCGACGAACCCGGCGGGGCTGACCGCCGCCGGGATGGCGCTCTACGCCGCCGCCGTCATGATCACCGCAGCGCTGCACCACCACGGGGTGGTCAGCGTCCCCGTCATCGTCGCCGCGGTCTCGGCTGTCGCCGCCCTGTACACGCGGCAGAAGGTCACCCCGGTGGCCGACCCGAAGGACGGCGCGGGCAGGCCGCTGGCGCCAGTGCAGTTCGCCAAGGGCGGGATCGTCCCGCCGCCAGGTCCCGTCATCCCGCCGCCCGCTGAGAATCACCCTTGAGGCAGCCAGGGCGGGGCCGTCATCCGGCCGCTGCACTACGCCGAAGCGGACATTCACTGGTGCGAGGGGATTTACCGGCTCATGCGCGACACCCTGGGCACCATGCGCGAGGAGGTGCTCGAAGCCGACTGCACCGAGGTGGCGGCGGGGCTGAAGGGCACCGGGTACAGCTTCCTCGACTATGACGCCCTGGCCGCCAAGCGGCTTCACCTCTACCCGCTGTACCCGCTGCTGCGCGAGCGGATCACCAGCCAGCACACGATGATCTGCTCCCAGACGGCTGACGAGTTCGTCAACCGGATGGGCGGCTGGGTCTTCGATGACCGCCGCTGGCCGGGAGACGTGACCCCCGGCGCGCTGTACCGGCGCGACCTGGAACTGAGGAGCGCTTGAAGATTCCCTCATCTCAGGTGGCGAAACTAGAAGTCACTACGGAAAGGCGCAGGTAATGCGCGGTATCGACTACGCCGACTTCCCGCACCCGCCGCCCGCCGCCATCAAGGCAGCCGGGTACGGGTTCGTGATGCGGTACACCTCACCCAGCGCCGGCAACGACGTGAACGGGAAGAACCTCCAGCCGCCCGAGCTGCACGCGCTGCTCGCCGCGGGCCTGAAGGTGGGCCTGGTCTTCGAGTTCGGCGCGCAGCAGATGCTCGCCGGCCACGCGCAGGGCGTCGCTGACGCGCAGCACGCCGACGCGGTGTGCGCGGCGCTGGGCCTGCATGGCCTGCCGGTGTACTTCGCTGCGGACTGGGACGCGACGCAGGCGCAGCAGGCGGCCATCAACGCCTACCTCGACGGCGCCGCCTCGGTGATCGGGAAGGCGCGGACGGGGATCTACGCGGGCTTTTACCCGGTGAAGCGGGCGCTGGACGGCGGTCATGCCGTGTGGGCGTGGCAGACGCTGGCGTGGTCGGGTGGCCAGTGGGATCCCCGCGCGCAGCTGCGGCAGCACCTCGGCGTGAGCGTCGGCGGGGTGTCTTGCGACTTGAACGAGGCGATGGCGGCTGACTTCGGCCAGTGGCCCCGCCCGGCCGTGACCCCGCCACCTCCTCCGCCGCCACCGCCGCACCAGTACACCGTGCCGTCCGGGCTGTCCCAGACCGTCCAGCCCATCACGGTGCACCTCGGGTGGCAGCCGGGAACGCCGCTCTCCCCGCACTGGCGCTACCAGGTCGTCAGGTGGGCCGGCGGCAAGCCCGGGGAGATGGTGGCGGGCGATGTCGTCACCGGGCCGCACGCGACCGCCGTGGTGCCCGGCCCGGGACAGTACGCCTGGCGGGTGCAGGCGGCTGGCGACTCCCCGTTCACCGCGTGGCGGGAGTTCACCGCGTAGCGGTGATGGCGGGGAGATGGCAAGCGAAGAGATCGACCTGGGTTACGGGCACTGGCTGCGGTTCGTCAGCTGGGGACCGGACCGGATGCTCAACCCGCAGTACCTCTGCATGCCTGACGTGGACCGGTACGGCGCGATCATCAGGCACGAGCTGCTGCCGTCAGACCAGAACGCGACGTGCGTCCGCGACGGCAAGTGCCAGGGCTGCATCCTGTTCGCCGGGGAAGTGCAGCAGGAATCGGAGCCAGGGAAGGCGGCGTGGCGGGTGCTGAGCTGGGAGCCGCTGACGCTTGACCCGTCGCTGCAATGCCATTGCGGCGACCACGGGCACATCCGCGAGGGCCGCTGGGTTCCCGCGTAGGCTGGCGCGGCATCAGGTAGCGTGGGACATCCTGCGCGAGTACGAAGGCCCCTGACCGGAGACGGTCGGGGGCCTTTTCGCGTTGAAGGCAGCTTTAGTTACCCGAGGCTAGTTGAAGTTCCGGCGCGGTTAAGTTAACTAAGCGCCTGCGCCGCCGTGCCCGCTGGCGGCGCGCTAGTCGACGTCGACCCACGGCCCCCAGAGCGCCCAGCCGTTCTCGGCTGTCGGCTTCTCGGCTTCTCGGTAGGCGACCCGGTCACCCACGGCCCGGGTCATCTGCTCGGCGTCGGGGCCGGTCACCTGAAGGACGATCTCACCGTCCCGGAACGCCGCCCACGTGCGCATGCCCCCTCATCCTCTCCCGCTGGCGAGCAGTGCCGCCAGCCTCGCGACCCGCTCGGCCTCCACTGCCGCCGCGTCCCCGTCAGCCTCGGTGTCCACGCGGACCCCGACCGCCGTCAGCGACGCCAGCCCGAACCGCAGGACGGCGGCAGCCAGCAGGGGATGCACGGGAAGCCTCCAGGGGGCGGTGCGCGAGCGCGCGAGATCAGCCTATCGGCCCGCGCACCGCCCGCCGGCTAGACGCGGTTCAGGCCGTCCCGCCCGGCCATCGGCGGCCCCTCCGCCAGGACGATGTACGGCCACTCCTGGCCCTGCGGCGCCCCGCTGAGCGGCCCCTGCATCTGCGCATTCTGCGTGCCCTTCATGAACTTCTCCCTTCACCCGTGCCGCCCCGCCCGTGCGGGGCGGCCACGCCTTACTTCCCGCGTGCCTCCCGCGCACGCGCCGCCGCCCGCTCGTCCCGCTCGGCGCGCATGTCCGCCGCCCAGCTGTCCAGCATCGCCCGCAGCCGCGACGGCGCGCACTCCAGCAGCCTCCGCTCAAGCAGCGCCTCCACGTGCCCCAGGCACGCATTCAGCTCCGACGTGGTGTACTCGCGCGGCGGCCGCTCCCGCACCGGGCGCGGCACCGGGCCGCCTGCTACGTCCATTCCACGTGCTCCCATTCCGCCTCAGGCGACTGGCACCGGATCGTCTTGCGGCACACGACGCACCCCAGCAGCGCCAGCATCGGGTAGTGATGCCGCATCGGCGGCTCGCCGACGCCCCAGTAGCCGGTCAGGATCTCATAGCGGCGCAGCTCCACGCCGACCCTCGGCGTGGCCTTGTGCGGCTTGGCCTTGCGCCCCGCCCGGCGCTTCGCCGCCAGGTCGGTTACGTCGCCGGTCACCGTCGCTCCTCCCATCCCTGCCGCAGCGACATCCGCGTCTTGTGGACGTGCCTCGCGCCCAGGCGCCGGGTCAGCCTCGTGCCCTTACAGCGCCAGCAGCGCCCCTTGCGCCCCGGCCCGCGGCACCACCAGCACGTCCGGTACGGGCTGAAGTAAACGAACACCGCCCGGCCGGCCACGGCCAGCAGGATCACGGCGGCCACTTCGATAACGCGCATGTCACTCTCCCTCGTGCGGGCCAAGGCAGTCCGCCATGCCCCGCCAGTAGGCCTTGCAGCCGTATCTGGGGCACTCGCGGTTGCCGCAGGTGCCCGGCTCGTGCGACTCGCCCCGGGGCCGCGGCTTGCCCGCCCGTGCCTTCGCTGCCGCCTTTCGCGCCCGGTCGCGGGCGCGCCGCGCGGCGGCTGCCTCCTTGCGCCTGGCCGCCCTGGCTGCCGTGGCCGTCTTCCGCTTGCGCCGCCGCTCGGCCGTGGCGGCCTTCCGCTTGCGGGCCTTGAAGTCGGTCCGCTGACGGCAGGCGTGCCGCAGGCCCCGGCCGGCGCCGCACGTCCCGCACGTCCAGGTGACCGGATTCCGCAGGGTGGTGCGCCGACGACGGCGCCGGGCGGGTGAGCACAGGTGAGCGCCGAGGCCGCGCGGCTTCCCGCACGCCCCGCAGCGCAAGGCCCCCTCCAGCTTCAACCCCATGGGGGCGGCGTCCTCCGTCGTCGTCGCTCACTGGGCTGCCCGCGCGGAACCGCAGGTCAGCAGGCCACCGGGGCGCGGCACGCCCCGCGGCACGGGCGCCGATGTGCCGCGCCACGGGACGTTTACGCAGGTCATCGCGTGCCGCGCCAGCGCGGCACATGTGGCGCGGCCTCATGGCCGTGCCGCCCCGGTTAGGTCGGCCTTCTTGCAGCCCTTCCGGTTGGTGCCGGAGCGGCCGGGAGGCCACCGGATATCGGTGCTGGGGATGCCACGGGCCCGCGCTGCGGCGCTGACGGACTCGGCGGTGGCGTCCGCGTGCCGTGCGGGGAGCTGCCCGGCGAGCCGTTCGGCCGCCGTGTCCCACCAGAGGCCAGCGTCGCCGTTCATCACCGACAGCAGGTCGGCCACGATGTCGGATTCCTCGTCGCCGAGGCCGGCGCCCAGGGCGTCACCGGACAGCGTGCGCGCCTTGTCCCGGATCTTCCGCGCGGCCCGGCAGATCACCTCAGCGTCCTCGCCGTCCGCGAGGTAGGTCCGCACCGTGGGCGCGTCGTCGGTGAGGCCGTACAGGATCCCGATGCCCTTGAACTCATCGCCCAGCGGCAGGCCCGAGGCGTCGTAGCCCTCGCCGTAAGCCTCGTTGCCGAGCACGGCGTTTGACACGTCGCGGGTGGCGCACCGTAGCGCGAACCGGGCGATGAAGTTGTCGCGGAAGCGGTTGAACAGCCGCTGCACGTCACCCGCGCCTACCCCGGCAGGCTTCTGGGACGCTCCCACGAGGATCACGCCGGCGGACGGGCCGAGCGCGCCGATCCGCGCGAACAGGTTCGCGAACTCCTTGTTCAGCTTCTGGTCGTCCAGCTCGAAGTAGCACTGGAACTCTTCCAGCAGTACCAGCTGCACGTGCAGGTCAGGCCGCTTGTACAGCTTCTCCGTGAGCTTGCCCTCGGGGCACTCCGACACGGGCAGCCTGGCCAGCTCCTCATTGACGTGGACGATGTGCCGGTCAAGCTCGCGCAGCGCGGCGAGGGCGCGCTGCACGGGGTCGCCGTCCTTGGTGGGGTGGGTGCCCTGGATGAACTGGTGCGCGACGAGCTTCAGCGGCTGCCAGTCCTTCGACGACTTCCCGTCGATCAGCGTGATGTCAACCCACGGGTCAAGCGCGGCGAACAGCGCGATCAGCCGGGCCGCGAAAGTCTTGCCGCGCCTCGGCTGGGCGCCGACCAGCAGCGAGATCCACAGCAGGCAGAACGCGACCTTGCGGCCGAACTGGTCCAGCCCGAACGGCGCCTTGCGCCAGATCGACCGCTGCTTGCAGTCCAGTAGCGGCGTCCGCCCGGCGCGCTCGGACAGCGGGTCATCGTCGAGTACCCGCAGCGTGTGACGTCGTTCCGACTTCTTGTCCTTAGTGAAGTACACCTGGCTTTCGGCCACGTCCAGGCCGGAGGCAATCCTGGTCTTGGCGTTGACCACCGTGGCGAAGGTGCCCCCGTACGGGAGGTAGACCACGACCTCGCTGCTCTTGCCGAGCGCGTCGCGGGCCATCGTGGAGCCGAACCCGAGGTGCTCGGCGGGCTTCTTCGGGTCGGCGGAGCACAGGCCGGCCGTGGAGTAGGCGCGGATGATGGCGTCGGTGGAGACCTTCCGCACGAGCGGCGCCGTCACCGCCGAGGAGACGATCGGCCGGTGGGCGGGCCGGCCGTAGCGGGCGAGCGGCGGCATGACCACCGCGGCGATGATCGGCCACCACCACCACGGCGCGAGGGCGAGCAGGAGCACGAGCGTGAGCAGGAGCGCGAACGCCTCGGCGCCGATCACCGCGCCCCGCCACCCCCGGGTCTTGCGCCCGGTCGCGTGCAGCGCCCGCCACTCCGGGGAGTTGCCGTCCACGACGGCCTTGGACCGCAGGAACGACGTTTCCGTGAGCCACCACCAGTCACGCTGAGCCTTGGCGGCCTTGGCGGCGCCGACGATCGCCCACAGCGCGCACATGAGCAGGTAGAACGGTATGCGGAGCAGGTGGAACAGGGCGTGGAACCGGGCGGCGTCCAGGTGCTTCCCGGCGGTGCGCCTGATGCCCTCCCAAGTGCGCAGGTGCTCCGGGATTATTGGCCGGCGTTCCCCGCCGAGCGGGGGCATCTCGATGCCGTCGCCGCCGTGGACCGGCTCAGGCTTAGGGGCGGCCTCGTCGAGGGCGTGCTCGAACGAGGTGTCGCGCGGTACCAGGTGCAGTTCTGGCGGCGGCGTGATCTCGTCGTCCTGCGCGCCGTCACCCGGGGCGTGCGGTGCCGTTGTCATCCTGGCTCCACCCGCCATCCGAGGGACCGGGCGATCCCGGCCGCGATCACGCCCAGGGCGGCCGCCTCCGCGCCGAGCACGAAGACAGCGGCGGGCACCGGGCCGGCCAGCGGGACGCTGACGTGCAGCGTGCACAGCCACAGCAGGCCGAGGACGGCCACGACGGCGATCTTCGCCCGGCGGCTCATGGCGCGCTCCCGTTCAGCGCGGGCTCCGGGGCGCCCTGCGCCATGACCCTGTCAGCCGCGCCGCGGGTCAGCCCGAACCGGGCCATCAGCTGATTGCGCGACAGCGGGTTGCCCGCCGCGATAGTGGCCCGCAATGAGGCCGCCGCCGCGCTCTCGGCGTCGGACGGGGTGACGGCGATAGCATGCTCACCAGCGGGCTCCTGCGGGATCAGCTCCGGGGCGGCCTCCGGCTCAGGCTCAGGCTCGCCGGAGCGCAGCAGGTGCGCCAGCCCGGCGCCGAAGCCGAGCACGGCCACCGGCATGCAGGCGACCGCGACGACGACCGGCCACGGGGCGCGCTGCGCGTGCGCGGCGGCCAGCAGGTGGAAGACGACCTGGCCGCTCATCCCGAGCAGCAGCGAGCCGATAGCGGAGCGCCGGGCGAACCTGCGGGCGCGGCCGGGGATCATGTCCGGGCGCAGCCACACGCCGAGCGCGTACGCCCCGTACGCCTCGACGCCGACGGGCAGCGTGATCGCGGTGTCCAGGTGCCAGGAGGCGATGCCGGGGAAGGGCTGCACGAGGCCGAACCCGCACAGGGCGCCGAGCCCGACCCAGCCTGACCAGATGGCGACGGCGGCGGGCGCCGCGATCGCTATCAGCGGCCAGCGGTTGCCGCTGGCGGGGGCGCGGGGGATGCCGTTAGGGTTCACGTTGGGCCTCTTCCTGGTAGCAGCAGGCGGCGGTCAAGGGCCGGATCGCTGTTCACGCAGCTGTCCGGCCCGCTTCTGTTATGGGGGCAGACTACATCCTGTCTGCATACAACACCAGGCAGCGTGAGACAGCACCAGGCATACGCGGGAGTTTAGAGTGGTCACGTGCTGTCTACGGTGATGATCATGACGGATGACGACGACACCGCGCCCATCAACCCGCGCGGCTACGACACCGCCTACAAGGTCGTCGCCGACCGCATCGAGCGCCGCATCCGCAAGGGCGAGTTCAGCTGGCACATGCCGATCCCGTCTGAGCCCGCGCTCGCCGAGTGGTACGGCGTGTCCCGCACCACCGTCCGCCACTCCATCGCGCTGCTAGTCGAGCGCGAGCTGGTCGAGGTGCGCCGCGGGAAGGGCACCTATGTCACCTGGCAGCCCGGGACCGCGTGATTCCCGCTACATGAGCGGGATCATGTAGCCAGCGTCACGCGGTCTCCACGCGCACGTCCTGCTCGCGGAACCCGGGTCCCCGCCTGCTGGCGGGCAGGACGGTCACCGTCACCGTCGCCCGCGCCAGCGCCCGGCGCACGTCCAGCGGCAGGTCAAGGAACCCCGGCAGCGTGATGCCCTGGTACTGGCGCAGCAGGCGCTCCCGCTCGGACGTGCCGGCCAGCGCCCGCAGCTCCGCCATCCGCGCGTCGAGCTGGTCGAGCTGCCGCATCAGCGTGCGGGTGCGGCCCGCGCTGGACCGGTAGTCATCGAGGAGCGAGTCGACCTCGGCGCGCTGCTGCTCCAGCGCCGCCCACTCGGCCGCGTGCCCGGGATCGGCGGGCAGCGCAGCCGGGGGGTTGGCCTCGTCGGCGAGCGCGGCGACGACATAGGCGGACACGTAGGCGTCCAGGTGGACGGCGGACCGGTCGAGGCGATGGCAGCGGGAGCAGGAGTAGACCGGCCGGTTGTCCCCGGTGCGGCTGGACCGCATCAGTCCGCCGCACTCCGTCCCGTCGCCGCCGGGGACGCCGCAGCGGGCGATGCCGGCCAGCAGCCAGCGGCGCGCGGACGTCGCCTTCGGGTTGGCGCCGCCGCGGGCGTCCAGGACCAGGCGCAGCCGTTCCCATTCCTCGCGTTCCAGCACCGGCTCCCACGCCGCGCGGCTCGCGCCGTCGGGCATCAGCCCGGCCAGCCGCGGGCGCCGCAGCATCTTGGCCAGGCTGTCGTGCGTCCACGCGTTCCCGGCGGGAGTGCGGTGGCCCGCGGCGGACAGCTCGCGGGCCACGGACGTGACCGACCGGCCGGCCAGCAGCCGCCGCGCCGCCTCGCGGATCACGTCGGCCTCGGACACCTGCGCGCGGGTGGCGACGTCGCACCGGTCGGGCGGGGCGATCGTCACGCCGTCCGTGGCGAACCCGTACGACCTGCCGCCGCGGCCCCCGGTCACCGTGCGGCCCTCGCGGCGCCACCGCTCCAGCTGGGCCTTCTTGCGGCGGCTGGAGTCATCGCTTGCCTTGCACGCCTGCGCGGCCTCGATGCGCAGGATGAACCGGTCGTCGGCGTTGTCAAGGTCGCGGGTGCCGGTGACGGAGATGACGCGGATGCCCTTGCTCTCGGCGAGCCGCAGCAGGACCTCCAGGTCCCACGGCTGCCTGATCAGGCGATCGCCGTGGTAGACGATGATGACGTCGATCAGCCCGGCCTCGATGTCGGCGAGCATGGCGTCCCAGCCGGGGCGCTTGCGGTCGCGCCGCCACGCGCTCTTGTTGTTGTCGCAGTAGACCCGCACGACGCGCAGGACGCGGGCCGCGGCGATGTCCCTGCTGATGCGCTCCTGGTCGGCCACCTTCGTCTGGTCGTCGTCCAGGACGTAGCTCATCCGCGTGTAGATGCCGGCCCTGAGGCCGGCGTCAGGCGCCGGTGGCGCTGGCCCAGCTGCCATCTGCGGTCCGGACGATCTCGCACTGGGCGATGTGGTAATCCCCGCTGGCGGTAGCCTGCGAGACCACGTAGCCGTCAATCCCGATCTGGCAGGTGACGCTGCCGCCGTAGTCCTGCAGCTGGGCGGTGATCGCGTAGTAGGGCGCATCGCCGAGCGGGACGGTCTCCTTCATCGGGTCGCTGCCGGACAGCTGGCTTCCCGCCGGGCCGTAGGTGACGTCGGCCACGCTGCCGCCAACGTAGTAGGTCACGGTGTGGCCGCCGGCGGGTGAGCCGCCGCCGTGCCCCCGCGTGATCATGACGGCGAAAAGGGCGGCGATGATCGCGGCTGCGGTGACGGCGACGGCGACGACGGTGAGCGCGCGGCCGGGTCTCCCGTCCGGGCCGCCCGGTGGCCGTGACGGGGGTTGCTGTGGTGAGTGCTGTGGTGGCTGCTGACTGTAGGTGCCGGGGGGCATGGCGATTGCTCCTTGTTGCAGATGGGATCCAGAGGGTTGAGGACAACAACGGATAACAACGGATAAGTCTTGTCAACGACGGACATGCGGAGTAGCTTAACGTTTCCTAGAGAGGTCCCGTGCAATTGCACAGGAGCCACCTGCGCGGCGTCACCAAGGACTGGGGAGGTCCCCGTGCGCAAAGCGTCCCGATCAATGACGATCACCGCAGTTATCCTGTCCGCCGCGTCCGCCATCCTGTGGGGGGTAGCCGTCGCCCAGATCTGGGAGGCCGTCCCGGAGCGGGTGATGCCGACAGACCGCGCCGGGGCCGTCACCACGGCCGTCATCGCCGCCATGTGCTGGCAGCGCGCCGCCGCCCGCAGGCGCGATGACCGCGAGCGGCGCCACGAGCGGCGCGAGGACATCCACCTGGACACCATCGAGATGCTCACCCGGCCTCCCGCTCCCGCGCGGCGGGCGGCGACTGGGCCGTTGCGTCCGGTTCGGTAGGCGGCAGCGGCTCGCCGCGGATCGCGGCGGCCATCGCCTCCAGGACGCGCGCCTGCACCCGCGGGTCCGGGTAGCGCCGGCGGACCGGCTCGACCATGTCGGGCTTGTCCGCCAGCTCCGGGGGAATGGCAGCCTGCGATTCAGCCTCCGGCTTGTAGAAGTCCTCGCCGAGGAGCTCGCCGAGCGCGCCGAGTGAGTCGCGCGGGTTGGTGCGGTCGTTTTCCCAGTTGTCGATGGTCTTGAGGCTCACGCCGAGCGCGGCGGCCAGCTCGGGCCGTTTCATGCGCTTGCGCTCGCGGGCGCGGCGGATCCGTGTGCCCAGGCTCGCGGGTTGTCTGGCCATGCCCAACATGATGCCTGCCCGATTCTAGGCAAGTCAAGGCAAGTTGAAGTAACTGAAAGCCTTGTGACGCAACATCTCCCGAGGGAAGCGGACGTGGCCGCACGGGAAGCGACAGGGGACTCACCAGATCCGCCTGGCGGCCCGCTCCTGCCGCTTCGCTCAATTGCGCGCTCCTTCTCCCGACTTCGCCAGTCGCCCTTGACGCTTACGCTGACTTACCGTAAGTTTCCTAGCTAGGGAAGCACGGCGCAAGTTGAGGAGAGCGATGTACCTGTCGGCAGTCGAAGCATGCGAGCGCCTGCGGGTGTCGCGCGACACGCTGCACAAGCTCATCAAGTCGGGCGCCCTGGAAGCGCACAAGGTCGGGTCCGGCATCACCAGCCCGTACCGCATCAGCGAAGAGGCCATCGCGGCCTACATCGAGCGGCAGACCGCCAAGGCGGCGTCCTGATGGCCGGCCAGCAGCCGCGCGCCCTGCGCACGCTCGCCGAGGTCTACGCGGCGGGGGCGGCGCTGCGCCGGGCGCACCGCGCCGCCGGGCGCCCGCCCCTGTCCCAGGCCCAGGCCGACCGCGTCGCGATGATCCTCGCGCCGTACTGGCCGCCGGCCCTCGCCGCCCGCGAGCCGCAGGCCGCGTGAAATGACGCCGCCCCCTGGCACGGGGGCGGGCGTCCGGCTGGCGGGAGACCTCGCCGGCACAGACCTAAGAGTAGGAGACCAGCAGTGAAAATCAACACCCGGGCGCCAGAGCCGCGCGGCGACGGCGACTACTACACCCGCGCTCAGGGCGGCTACGGCGACCCGCACGGCGAGATCTGGCTCGATGAGGCAGGCAGCTTCCGGCTGGACTACCTCAGCGAGGACGACTGCGACCGCCTTATCCGCGCTGCCGCTGAGATCAAGCCCCAGGTGGCCGCCTTGCGCGCCAGGATGACGGCCCCGCACGGCCGTGACAACGTCTACAAGGGCACGTGCCAGCTGTGCGGCCAGCCCGGGGACGACGCACTGCACGCCGACACCGACTCCATCATCGACGCCGAGGACGATGGCGCGCCTGACTGCGCCCGGCCCGGCTGCGGCCACGCCCGGTTCCACCACTGGGAGTTCGGCCCGACCACGCCGTCCAGCCCGGCCAGTGGCTGCGACCTGGACGGCTGCCCGTGCGCCGCGTACGCCGCGCCGGAGACGGCGGCCGTCCGATGAGCGGCGAAGTCCAGCGCGAGGCGCTGAGGAACGAGCTACGGCGGCTGCAAGAGGAGCGCGACAGCCTCGCCAGGCAGCTGGCCGACCTGCGCACGTCACTCGACTACGCGGCCGGCCAGTGGGAGTCCAACGCGATGCCCCACACGCACCCGGCCCGCAGCGCCGAGTACCGATCGGTCATGAAGGACTGCGCCCGCGACCTCCGGTACGCGCTCAAGGCGAACGCGCCGGATGCCGCCAACCTCCGCGCTCAGCTTGCCACGCTGCGCGAGGCCACCGCCGAGATGCTCGCCTATATCGAAGCCGACGACAACCGCGCGCCCTCCATCACGCTCCCGGTGACACTCGCCAGCTGGCGCACCGCGCTGGAGCCGCAGTCATGACCGCCGCCATGCACCGCCGCCCTAACCAGCGCCGCGACGACCTGTCCGCCCGGCTCCGCTCTGCCGCCGTCGCCGCCCGCGACACCTGGACGCGTGCCGTCCGGCTCATCCCAGCCATCCCCATGATCTCCCGCCGCGTCCGCGTGGCGGGGGGCGCGCCTGCCGCCACCCCCGTGGCAGGCGCGCCCGAGGTCCCCGCACCCGCCACTTGCCCCCCCGGCGGGGCGGGGACCTCACCTGAACTCCCGGATGCGGCACCGGGGGAGGTGACCGCCCCCGCCACCCCGGGGGCGGCCGCCCGGCCGCCGTGGGCGACCTGGCAGGACCCGCCCGGCACGCCGATGCGGAACGCCGGGCGCGGTGCGGCGGGACGGCGGGAGACCATCGCCATGCCCGCGCTGGACGCCCCGGTGCGGCCGTACCTGCTGGCGCACCTCGCCCGGCAGGACGGGGCGGTGACGCTGTGAGCGGGCTGTTCACTGATTACGCGTGCTGCGAGCACTGCCAGCACGAGACCGATGGCGGCCCGCCGCACGAGGACCCGTGCCCCGAAGACGGCTGCACCGACGGGAAGCGGGCGATTCAGTGACCGCCGTCCGCCCGGGGGACCGGGCCACCCTGACCGTCCTGGCCATGGAAGCCGAGCTGACCGCCCTCGGGCTACTGCCACCCGGTGACGCCGCGCCCCCGCCGTCGCCACGCCGCCTGGGGCGCCCGGCCACGCAGCCCCACGGCACCTACGCCGGGTACCAGCGGCACCGGTACGCCCGCGAGAAGCCATGCGCGCACTGCGACGAGGCTGGCAACGAGCACCGCCGCGCCTACCAGCGTGCCCGCCGCGCCGCCAGGAGGGCATCGTGAACGGCCTGACGTGGGCTGACGGCGGCGCGGGCATCCTATGGGCCGGGATCGCCGCACTCGTCATCGCCGCCGTCGTGCTCACCGTGCAAGCGATCCGGAGGCGGCCATGAGCAAGGGACCGCTGAACTACACGACCACCATCGAGGCGACCAAGTCCGCTGGCGAGTGCATCACGCGGCTCGCCGAGCACGGCGCAGAAGCGATCGGCATCACCTACGAGGCGAAGAAGCCAACCGGGCTGACGTTCCGCATCGAGACCGTGCACGGCATGCGGCAGTTCTCAATGCCCGTCAATGTCGAGGGCACCTTCAAGGCGCTGACCAGGGCACGCAACAGCGGCGGCATCCCGCCCCGGTACGCCGACCGCGCCCAGGCCGAACGCGTCGCGTGGCGCGTGCTCAAGGACTGGCTGGAGGCGCAGCTAGCGCTCATCGAGGCGGGCGTCGCGGACATGGCCGAGGTCATGCTGCCGTACCTGAACGTCGCGCCGGGCGTCACCCTCTACCAGTCATTCGTGGAGAACGAGCGGCTGGCGCTGACACCGGGCGGTGCGCCATGAACGACCAGGCGGCATCGGCGCTGGGCAACATCAGTGTGTGGGCGTGGATCTGGTATGGCGCCGCCGGGGCGCTCATCACCGCACTGCTGTTCTGGTCGCTGGTCGCCATCGTCTTTTGGTGGCGGGACGTCGCCGTCATCGCCTGGCAGCTCGCCCGCTCCTACCTGCGCCGCCGCAAGCTCATCGGCGCGATCGTCATTCCCGGGGCACAGCGGCCCACCCGGCCCATGCGCATCGGCGACCTGGTCATCTCGGCCGAAGGTGAACGGCTCCTGCAAGCCAGGGCCGCCGCGCTCACGTCGGACGCGGCAACCGAGGTCATCGACCCCGATCCGGCGCTCGGCTGCCCCTGCTGCCCCGGCGCCCGGTTCAACGACTGCACGTGCGCCATCCCGTGCGGCGACCCGTCCTGCCAGGCCATCGGCGAGTGCGAGTGGTGTGACCTGCCCGCGCTGCTCGCCCCCGCCCCGTGCGCCTGCCCCGGCAACTGCGGTGCCCCGTGGTGCGCCTCGGAGGTGCGGCATGGACGTTAGCCCAGACCCGCAGGTCATCGCCGACCAGGAGGCGTACTCGCCCGGCACCCGCTGGTGCGCCGTCGTCAGCTACCCCGACCGCTCCGGCACCCTCGGCGTCTACGGGCCGTACCAGAGCCAGCCGGGCGCGCAGAAGCATGCCAAGCAGCTCAAGGAAGCAGGCATCTTCCGCGAGGAACTGTGGGAATTCCTGCCCGTCCGCCGCATCGACCTCGGGCGGTACGAGCCATGACCGCCGCCCTGATCCCGACCGCGACCGAGGCCGAGTGGCTAGAGGCCAGGCGGCAGGGCGTCACCGCCTCCGAGATCGCCGTCCTGATGGGCCTGTCCCCGTACAGCTCCCCGTACGCGCTGTACCACCAAAAGCTCGGCATCCTGCCAGCCGGCGACGACAGCGACGTGATGGAGAAAGGCCGCGTCCTGGAGCCGGTCATCGCGGAGAAGTTCGCCGCGGCGCACCCGGAGCTATACATCGGCGGGACCGGCCGCGAGCTGTACGCCAATCCGGATCAGGCGTGGCAGCTGGCCACCCCGGACCGGCTGGCCTACGACTGGCGGCTAGACCCGGACCTCGTCCACCCCGTCACCCACGGGCAACCGCTGGCCGTCCTTGAGTGCAAGGTCGACGGCGGCAGCGACGAGTGGGGCGAGCCGGGCACCGACGAGATACCCGTCCACTACCGCGCCCAGGTGCTGTGGCAGTGCCGGGTCATGGGCGTGCGCCGCTGGCACGCCGCCTGCTTCAACGCCGACCGGTGGAAGGCCCGCTGGTACGAGGGCGTCATCGACGATGCCGCCGAGGCCGACCTGCTGCTGATGGAAGCCGAGGCGCTGGACTTCCTCGGCCGCCTCGAGGCAGGCGACCCGCCCGACGTCGACTGGCGCCCCGCCACGCTCAGCGCGCTCAAGACACTGCACCCGTCTGTCGAGGACACCACCGCTGAGATCGGCACGCAGCTCGCCGACCGGTGGGAGGCCGCGTGCCGCCAGGTGAAGCACTGGGAGCAGCGCAAGAAGCTCTACGAGGCCCGGATCAGGCAGCGCGCCGGCAGCGCCCGCCGCATCGTGCGCATGGGGCCGGGACAGGTCCCGGTTGCCCGCCGCGACGTCTACGAGGTCCGCGAGCACGTCCGCAAGGCCTCACTCACCGACAAGATCGTCCCCACTCCGCCAAAGGACAAGAAGAATGAGCGCCCAGACAGTCAGTAACGCCGTCGCCAAGAGGGACGCTGGTGCCGCCGAGCTCGTCCGCCAGTCCCGCGACTGGTTCCGCACCATCGTCCCGTCCCACGTCGACGCCAACGCGTTCGTCGCCCTGTCCATCGGCTACCTGCGCAAGAACCCCAAGCTCGCCGCCGCCGCCGTCCGCGCCCCGCAGGCGTTCACCGCCGCCCTGTCCGAGTGCGCCCGCCTCGGCCTCGTCCCCGGCGACACCTACCACCTGGTGCCGTTCGAGAACACCCGCAACGACACCGTCGACATCACCGGCATCACCGACTACAAGGGCGAGATCGAGCTGATCTACCGCGCCGGGGCCGTCTCCTCGGTCAAGGCCGAGATCGTCCGCAAGCGCGACCACTTCCGCTACACCACCGACATGGACCGGCCCGAGCACCAGCCCGACTGGTTCGGCGACCGCGGCGACCTGATCGGCGCGTACGCGTACGCGGTGATGAAGGACGGCGCGACGTCGAAGGTCGTCATCTACTCAAGGGCCGAGATCGACGAGGTCCGCGCGTCATCCAAGGGCGCGTCCCGGTCCGACAGCCCGTGGAACACCTGGTATGACCGGATGGCGCTCAAGACCGTCATCCACCGGCTGGAGCACTTCGTCCCCACGTCGGCGGAGTACCGGCGCGAGCAGCTCCGCGCGGCGGCCGAGGTCAGCCAGCAGGTGAACCTGTCCGCCCCGGTGGCCGCCGGTCCGGCGCCCGTCGAGGCCCGCGACGTCGTCGACGCCGAGATCGTCGACGAACCGGAGCGGCCCGCGCCGAGGCTGGAGCAGGCGCCCCCGCGCCGGCCACGCCAGCGCCAGCAGGCCACCCCAGCCCCCGAGGATGCCCCGTGGCCCGGCGACGCCGCCCCCGTGACGGCCGCGCAGGAGGACGGCGACCCGCGCGACGACGTGCGGGCCTGGTTCGAGCGAGCTGGCGTCGTCAGCCACGAGACGCAGATGAACTACGCCGGGGCGCTGCTGGAGGCCGCCCCGCCCGCCTCGCTGGACTCCCTCGCCCGCGTCCAGGCCGTGAAGCTCGCCGCCCGGCTGCGCCAGTGCCCGGACAAGGACGCGCTGGACGTGCTGCTCGCCACGGGGGAGGTCCCCGGTGGCGAGTGAGCTGGAGGTCATCGACGACCTGGCGGGCATCGACGGCGACACGATCACCGTCGCGGTGCAGCACCACAAGGTCATCCTCGTCTTCGGCGCTGGCGGCCAGCAGGCGATGATCTTCATGGGCGCCGATGCCCGGGAGGCGTTCGCCCGCGCGTGGATGGAGGCGTGCCGCCGCGCTGACGGCGAGGCGCCAGCGGCGGGGGCGCGCGAGCATGGCTGACGACGGCCACGTGTTCACCGTGCAGGGACCGGGCGGCGTCCTCTGCAACTGCGGCAGGTACCGCGAGGACGGCGTCCACGTCGACCCGCCGCCGTCCCCCGGCTACTACGACGGCAAGACCGGCATGCAGCCCTTCGACGTCATCGACGAGTTCGGCCTGGACTTCTACGAGGGCAACGTCGTCAAGTACATCGTCCGCTGGCGCAAGAAGAACGGGCTTGACGACCTGCGCAAGGCGCGCACCTACCTCAACCGGATCATCGCCCGCGTGGAAGGCCAG